AGGCCCTCACCGTGGCAGGCCCCCACCATCCGTCCACGTCGATCTTTCCCGGCTGCGGCCTGCTTTCCGAAGCGGTGTCCCAATATGGGGACACCACGCCCGCCACCACCGAGTAGTCGCGCGTGCGCCTCCACACGCCGTTGCCGTTGGACTGCTTGCCTGCTGCGGAACCCGAAGTGTTGCCCTCGATGGTCTGAAGGTACGTGCCATAGTTCTTCTCCACGATTCCCACGTGGTCTGTTGCCGCGCTGGAAAAGTTCCAGTCGAACACCACGATGTCTCCCGGGCCAGCGTGCCCCGCGTCGGTGACGCGCCCGACCTTGCGCGCGGCTGCCAGGGTCGAATCCGTGTTGTACGACGGAGATCCCGGGAAGTCCACACCGGCCTGCGCGAACACCCAGGACACGAAGATCATGCACCACCACACCTCGGTTGACGGTCCTGCAAGCCAGGATTCGCCCGTCACGTCGGCCATCCATCGTCCGTACTTGCTTCCCGGCTGCGGGTCGTCCGGAGCATAGTACCCTATCTCTCCGGCAGCGATGCGCAGCACGTCATTCGGCGTCCCCATGGTCGATCACCTCCACTTCCGCAACGTCTCCGAAAGAAACCGAGTTTTCCGGGTTTGGCAGGTCGTTCGGTCTTTCCATGTTTTCCGGGTTTGGCAGGTCGTTCGGTCTTTCCATGCCTCAATCCTCCTTTTCCGAATCGAAGAACTTCAAAAGCCTGCTGCCAGCAAGCGCTGGGCTTATCTTCGCCACGTTCTCCATGACGCTTGCGACCTCCATCAGTATGACGATGACGCAGACGGGAATCAGAAGCGGCATGTCGAAGCCAAGACCCGGCACATGCCTGACCGTGAACTCTACCAGCCATGCCACGAAAACCACGATCAAGAGCGCGGCCTTGTTGAATATGCCGTCCCTCATCTTGGAAGAGTTGACGCACCGGTTCTTCAACGCGCCCACGAAGCCCGACACGATGTCCAGCAACATGAAGACGCACGACAAACCCATGGCCCACAGTTGAGTTCCATCCACCAATTCCATTCTATCCCTCCAAATACCATCTGTCCGATATGTTGAACATGTGCCCGTTCGTGTAGTGCAGAACCCCAGGCTCTCCGGATATCGTCCCGTCAGGCATCACCGTCACGACGGCGAACGTCGAACCCGGCGTGTCGGGAACCTTTATGGTCGCCTTCTTCGCGTTCGGCATGCCTGTCACCTCGATGCTTCCGGACACCGCCGTCGCAGAAACCAGGAAGTCCCCTTCCTCCGTCTGCAGTGAGGCTTTGGACAGCACCTCTGCCGTAGTGGTTTGCAGGGAGGCTTTGGACAGCACCTTTGCCGTAGTTTCCGTCATCGTCGCCGACGAAAGGACGGGCGTTCCAACCAGTCCGTCGTACTGTCCGGCAGTCAGCCCGGCTCCCGTCATGGTAGACGGGCTGGAAACTAGGTTCGGTACAGACTTGGTGGTCAGTTTCACTCCTGCGACAGCATTAGCCGTTTCCGTGGCCAGTTCCACTCCCGCGGCAGCATTAGCCGTTTCCGTGGACAGCGTGGCCTGCGTCAACGCCTTGGAAGTCTCCGTTGCGATTCCCGTGACGACCTCCACCTCCTTGCTTTCAGCCGTCACGTCCACCACGACTTCGTAGGACGCACCGGGCACGTCGCCCGTCGGCTCGATCGGGCACATGAAGCGGACGGGATTCTTCGGCCTGCATTCCTCTGGAAGAACCCACATCCTGCCGTCCGCTCCCGCCGTGCAGTCCCCGAGGAACTGCACGGTGTTCATCGAAGTGAGCATGAACACGTTCGAGGTGGAGGCGGAACCGACCAGTTCCGCCACGTGGCTTCCGTTGAAAAGCGAGAAGAAGTTGGGGTTTCCTCTGTCTGGAACTTCCGCCATGGCCATTACACGCTTCTAACAGCCTCGAGAAACTTCTCTTCCGGTGCGTTCATCAATGAAGTCAGTTCCTCCACCCCCACGTCTCCGAAGTCCTTAAAATAGATAGGAATGGCAAGTACGTCTATTTTGACTTCTTCATCGGTCCACGGCGTGGACATGGAAGAGAAGCTACACGAGCCATCGGGTTCCAGCCACATGTCAGCAATGTTTATGCGTTCTATGTCGTTCTGCCCAACACGCGAGCATGACGTGATGCCCACGAACGTCACCTTCACGGTCGAAGACGGTTTCTTGAACGGTATGCTGCCCGCTTTCAACGTCACGCGCTGCCCGCTTACGCCGGTCTGCGTGGTCACCTGTATGCGCCCGTATACCTTGCCGTATGTCCCGTCCTGATTAAGGGCGTAACTGATCAATGAATTCCCAATAGTCATCCCAACGGATGGCGTCATCAGCGTCTGTGTTACCTGCCCGAACTTCACCAGTTCGAACCGGCTTTCCAACGAATTTGCCTTTGAAAGCGCCTGATTTGCGTCTGTCTGGGCGTTCGATGCTGCGGATGACGCGGCTGCTGCATCTTGCTTGGCGCTTTTAGCTACGGAACTCGCCGTGTTGGCCGTAGCAATTGCATTCTCTGCCATTTTCTGGACGGCAGCGATCTGTCCCGTCTGTTCCGTTATTTTGTTGTTGTTGGACGCAACGCCCGTGTCGATCTTGGACATTGCGCCGTTGAAGTCCCCAAGCCATGTTGGCTTGTCCGTCGCAGCGAATTGCGGCAGCTTCAAAAAAGGCGTTTGTTTGGTAGCGCTCATTCTTTCCTCCTAGTTTCCGTCCTGCACGGGCAAATCCGTGCTGCCGTCAAGCAGCGTCGCGTTGTAAAGGTCGAACTTGTAAGCGGTCGCATCGTAGCCGTCGATTTCCTGCGCGGTCTTCTCGAACGAATCCATCTTGCCGGCATTGTAGGCATAATACCTCAAGAAGTCGTATTGCCTGTCCAGTTCCTCCTGCAGCGGGCATATTCCGCCCCCTGTCTGGGACTGCACCAACACCTTTCCCACGGTCGCATCCAGTATCAGGGATACGAGGTACTTTTCCAGGATATCGTTCTGACCGTCCGAATAGTCCTTGGCTCCCTGCACTTCCTTGTCAACGTACACGTACAACGCCGACAGTTCCTTCTCTATGTCCTTTATGACCTGCTGAATCTGCTCGATGGTGGCGCTGTCGCCAACCACGTCTATGAGTTCGTTCAGCTTGTCAACGACCTTCGCCAGGACTTCGTAGTACGAAAGCTCGTCGGTGTACACCGCAGGAAGCACCCTTTGCGTGAAGAACCTCAAAGGCGGTATCCTTACGTCCGTCGCCATGTTCCCTCCTTTCACCATATTGTCATGAAGCATTGGGCCAGTTCAGGGTCATGCACAACGTCGTTGTCGATGTTGAGGAACGTCTCGCGGTACAGCTTCAGAAGTTCCGACTGCGGGCGGGAATATCCCGTCTCTTCCCTCTGAACCATGTTGTCGTAGCTTCCCGTGCTTTCGTTGGACGCCTTGCCGCTGGCCGTTTCCGTGTCGAACGTCGCGTTCGTGGCGTATTCCAGGCTCTTCACCTGCTCCGGTATCATCTGGCTTGATGGCGTGTCCTGGTAGACGTTCTGCGTGTCGGTGGACGATTCCGTGGTTCCCGAGCCCATGTTCTCGGCCGTTCCCCATGCATGTTCTACGTGGGACAGGTTGCGGTCGCCCAAAGGCTCCATTCCAAGCGCAAGCAATTCGGATTCGTAAAGCTGATTGTAATACGGCATTATCAGATGCATGGCGTCTCTCACGAACATGCGCCATCTCGCAACAGTCTCGGCGCCTATCTCGCGCGTGTAGTAGTGCCGTATGATCTTGTCGTTCAGAACCTTTCTGTGGGTTTCTTCGAATATCGGATAGTCTGCAAGTCCCACTTCCGAATACACGCGCTCCCACATGGATTCCTCGTGCGGAGCGCCGATGTCGTCAAGGGCCTGTTCCACCACCCATCTAAGCTGTGTCGTGTACCTGCTCATCTTCCACCCTTCAATGCCGCCTTGAGCGACTGCCAGAGATTTCCTCCACCATACCCTGTGTTTCCTCCCTTGTCAACCGTCCCGCTCTCCATTCCAGCGATGGGCACCGTACCCTCCTTGTCCGTCCTGATGTACATGCCGCTTCGGAAGTCAACGTCGATTTCCAGCCCGAACATCTCGTTCACTTCCTTGCAGAACTGTTTCCTGCTGTTCAGGCGAGTGAACCTCTGGGCTTCCACGTCGCCCATGTTGCCCACGACCTCGGGGGACACCATTCTTTCCTTCTTGTCCGTGTTCGTGTTCTCGATGCCCAGGTACGTGAGCGCCTCGTTCCAGATCTGGTGCTTGACGATCTGTATCTTGTCGGCCACGTAGGGCGAAACGGTGTCCAGCACCTCCACCCCGGTCAAGTCCAAGTCCTTGTCTGCCCAGCACACCGGCATGAACCCGTCCACCTGCGCGAAAAGGTTCTGCAGGGAGAGGCGCTGCTTCTCGGTGCACTTCACGATGCGCGGCGTCTTCTGCTGGGCTATGTTGGTGTACACGCTGCGCTCGCACTGCCACAGCATCTTCGCATACAGGTCGAGTTGAAGGAAGGTCGGCGTGCCTATGTTGTCGTTGAAGCAGATCACCGAATTGGTTATGTCGAACCTCATCGTGGCATGGTTGGGGTCTGCCGTGTACGCCCAACGCTCCTTGGGAATGTTGTAGATGTCGAAGGGGCCTGCCATCACCATTCGCAGCATGGCATAGCCCTCCGGCGAGCGCTGCTCCGGGTCTTCCTTGATGGCCTCGTCGTACACGAACAGGCACATGCCGTTCGCCAAAAGCCACCTCTCCACCATCCTCTCGTTTACGCCCTTGGGAAGGTTCTTCCATTCGAAGACGGAAACCGCCAGGTCGTACAGACGCCACATGTAGGACAGGTACGTCTCGTCGTTGAGCCAGTCGTTCTCACGCTGGACGGCGTTTCCAGCGACTCTCTTCGGCATCCTGCCGTCGGGAAGCCTGAATCCCTCGTACATTCCAGGGGTAAGCATTGCATGTCCTCCATCAGACTATCGAATTGTCAAGCGCGTAGTTGCCCACGTCGTTCACGTGCCAGAAGGTAAGGCCTCGGTCGAACAGGCGGTTTATCTGCGCCAAGGTTCCGGCTGGAACCTTGCCTACCACGGAAGACCCGTTCGTTTTGACGTAGTTCCAAGACCTGCGGCCCACAACGTTGGGAACCTTTATTTCCGAAACCAGATAACCATACATGCTGTAGTAGTCGTCTATCTGCTTCGCCATTTCACGACGGCACGTGTACTTCCTGAACCCCACCGTGTAACTTCCCAGGTTCACCAGCGAAGTAGTGGAGTTCATCCCTCCCCTGGACGTGTTTGGCGTGCGGGTGGCTTTTGAAAGGGATGCAAAGGCGTTCACCTGATCTTGTACGGTGTCAACTGCATCGTTCGCCATTCCAAGCAAATCCAGTCTGGTTGCCGATCCCACAAGCCTCTGCGCACCGTTCATGGCATTGTTCATGAAGGGCAAGTCGGTCTGCGAGTTGAACTTCAAACCGAACAGGTCCACCTGTGATTGTCCGTACATGTTCGCCCATGCCTGGTACACCCACATGCATGTAGGAAACGCCTCCATGTAAACAGCATGTTCCACAGACCTTCCAGAATTTCCGTTGTAGTTCTTGGGAATGTACGCCAACGTCGATGACACAGAGCATCCTCCGGTCTTGTCGAACGATGCAATTCCCTTGGTTCCGAAGAGCTCCAAACGGAACTTCTGGTTCCCTCCGCTGAAATTGGTCACCTCGAAATACTGATTTGGGTAACAAAGGGTTTTGTTGTTCTTCGGCACGTAACCGTCAAGCGACCCCATCCCCACGTTCAGGCTATAGTCCTCCGTAGGAGTTTCTGCCGAGGCATCCACCCAGTACCCCCACCCATTGTCCTTCTTAACTCTGTTCTGCACGCAGAACTCAGGCACAAGGTATATCGCGCTTATAGCGTCCTGCTGGCCGTTGGAAGAAAGCGCGTCGAGGTACGACTTGAGTTCAGAAATGGCGGGGAACACCGACAAAGAGCAACCAGAGTATACACCCATGTACTTGTCTCCCCCGACGTTCACGTAGGTTCCATCCTTCAACGGCTCCACTGCAGAGGCCACCACGGGATAGAGGAACCAGTTCTGATTGTCGAAAGAATAGTAATCAACGATGAGTTCCCCCGGGTCTAACCCTTCGTCCTTGATATGCATCCCTATAGTGTCGTCGTCCACATGCTCCCTTTCCACCATGCACGCTTTCACGGTGCAGTCGGGAAACCACGTCTGCATGATGTCAAGGGAAAGGTGCAGCCTTGACGAGTTTGGATTCACGTATTCGACGTCCGTTATGAAGGAGTAGAACCACCTTTCCCCGTAGTTCTCGTTCTTGAACATGCAGTAATTGTACCCGTACAAGGTCTCGGCATTGAACGGCACCACTATGGAATCGTCAAGTCGCTGGTACGTGTAGTCCTCTCTCCTTAGCGTCATAGGGCAGAGGGCGGCGAAATACTGCTGTTGGGCTTCCCTGTCGGAGAAGTACCTCACATGCCTGTACGACGGGTCGAAAGGAACAGTGCCTATGTAGACGTTGGTTGACGGTTGAAACGACATGAAGGCCCTCCCGAATGCGAGGGACTTGGAACAGTCCCTCGCTCTCAGACTATTTGGACACGGTGATGGTGGCGGAAGCCGACTTCGTGGCGTCCGCAATGCTCGTTGCAGTCACGGTAAGCGTCGTGGCCGTCTCGTCCTTGGCGACGTGAACCTTGCCGGCGTCGGAGACGTAGGAGCCGGAAGAGGCGTTTCCTGCAAGCGTCCACTGAACGCCCTTGTTGATCACTCCGGTTCCCGTCACGGTCGCCTCGATGGCCAGGTCTGCCCCTCTGGGAAGGGTCGCAGCCGTTGGCGAGACGGCGACGGCGGTGATGGACGAAGCCACGTCGGAAAACGCGACGGCCTGGTTGAACGGGCTGATGGAGAACGTCTTCCACACATGGTAGTTGTAGTTCCAGTACAGGCCCTTGCCGTTGTAGTTCTCCGTCATCTTCTCGAAGTTGTCCCAAACCTGCCAGAAGTCGCGGGAAGTGGTGATGGCCGGGACGCCTTGAAGAACCGTCACCTCTTCTTCCGTCCAGGGGGCAAACGACGGGTCGGTGACGCCGTTCTCGTCGGTGAACAGCTCTTGCAAGCGCTGCCAATCCATGTCCACGAAGGAATCCACGGCAACCACGCGCCCGATGAACTGCGCGTAATCCAGATTGTACGCCCTTGCCAGGACGTTCAGGTCCATAACTGCCTCGAACGATGCGGTTACGATGATGTACTGGTCTTCGATGTTCGTGTGCGTGGTCACGCCGGACATGGTGTACTTGTTGCTCTGGAACTCCAAGAGCCGCGCCGTCTGGCGGAAAACCGTGGCCACGTCAACGGCGTTCTCCTTGGTGGCGCTGGGAATGGGCACCGACTGGACGTACCCGTTGAGAATGGCACGCGCCAGCATGTACTTCATGACCAGGTACTCGTCGGTCTGGGCCGACGTGTACACGCTGTCCACGATCGCGGCGATGAGGTCGGCGATTCCCTGCCAGGACAGGAACGCCTGACGAAGCTGGTCGTCGGTGATGGTGATGGGGTAGTACTTCTGGAAGTTCATCGTGTGGAACGCCGCGCGCACGTCCGGGATGGTGCGCTTGAACACGTCCTGTTCGGCCTTGGAAGGGCTGAACTGGTACGGACGCGCCAGGTTCACGAAGATCTCTTCCACCGTCTCGCCGAACTCGAGGCGTCCCTTCTTGAACGCCGACCACGGATTGGTGTACATCTTGGACGAGATGATGACGAACCCGATACGGTTGACGAGCGCGTCCAGGTACGCGTTCGCGGCGGGCGTGTAGTTCAGGATGTAGTCCCCGATCTTGTGAATGGTCTCGGTGGTTCCCGAAATGCTGATGGTTCCGTCCCCGGCCTTCTCGATCACTCCGCGTGCAAGAAGCGGTTGAGCCAGTTCCGGGGTTTCCTCCATCAGCGCGGTGGTCACCGCCACCGGGTCGATCTTCGTTTTCGCCGGCACGGTGCTTGTCTTGGTAGGCATGTGCATCCTCCTTTAGTTGATTCTGTCTTCCCACAGCGCCGCGAAGCCTCGCGGGCGGGATTCCTTCCGAACGTCCGCCGCGTGGCGGTCGATGACGTCCTGGCGGTCGGTGATTCCCTCGCCGGAATCGAAGAACCTGTCCGCGTAGCGCTCCTTCCAGGAATCGCGGTCGGCAATCGCGTCGTCGCGCTCCGCCGCAAGACGGTCGCGCTCGGCCTCGAGGCCCGCATATGCGTCCCGGTTGTCCCACCTTTCGTCCAAATCCGCGGCGTCGCGGTCTATCTCGGCGGCCATTTCGAGGCGGCGTTCCTCGTCCGGCTCCATGGCCAGTTCGCGCAACGACGGTTCGTACCTGCTCGCCATCTGCATCCTCCTATTCGTGAATCGTGAAAACGTCCTCTACCAGCATTGTACCACCTTTCACGTCCTTGGGGCGAAGCTTTCCCGCGAAACTCGACCCGAATGCGAAATTCTCCATGGTCACGCCTGCATGGCAACGCGAAGGCATCCCCGAGCAATGGACGGTCAGCGCCCCGCCTTCCTCGAAGCAGTACGATTTGGCACGAAGCGCCTTGAACCTGTCGAACCGGTGCTCAAGCTTCCACTTCCCAAGTTCCACGTCGTCCACTTCCAGCCCTTTCGGCATATCGGCTCCGACGAAGTAGTTGGAGTCCGTGTCGGAATACAGCCACCGGTCGTAGTTGGCCTGCGCGGCACGCACCGTGAAGGCTCGGGCATACGCGGTTACGAAGGCACCCACCGGAAGATACACGGCTTCCTTGTACTCCTTGTCCAAAAGCGCGTACTTCACCACCCCGTCCTCGAGGTACGGCATGCGCGACTGCTTGACCGGGTTGGTGGCCATCTTGCCATACAGGGAGTTGAGTTGAAGCTTCGCGATAGTGCGCAATCCGGCGTTGCCCTCCAACGTCGCCCTCTTCTTGATCTCCGTCCACTCCCTCACGTAGTCCTTGAAAAGCAGCGTCGAACCCTTGAACTTGTATCCCCTTATGTAGCGCACGTCATGCACGTCGTACTGTTCGAAAAGCATCTTCAAGTCCACCGACGTGAGGCACAGCGGCTGTAGGCCTTCCGAATCACGGATGTACTCCGTCTCTCCGAAAAGGCGGTTGCCTTTCAGCTGCATGCAGGGGATATGCGCTTCCTTCACCGTGAAATCGGCTTCCAGAAACTGTATGTAAAGCGGCATTTCTGGGTCTTCTACGTAAGAACCCTCATAGGCTTCAGGCTCCCCATACGGAAGCACTTCGCCATGCACCGAAGCCATCACGGAAGGATACAGCGAGTTCACGTCGAAAGACATGCCTGGGCCGACGATCTTTCCCGCGAACTCTGGATTCGCCATCACGAACCCTCCCTTGTAGCACCCTCCCTTCCTCAGATCGAGGTCGTAGTCGGGCTCGGGGTACCAGTCCCGGAACCGCTTCTTCCCACCTATCGACTTCACGTAATGGTGGAACGCGTTCGACCCTGCGGTTATGCGCTTCATGTCCCTTTCGTACATTTCCTGCAAGGCCAAAGCCACTATCTTCACGTCGTTGGCTACGTATGCCCTTTCCTTGTCGGTCAGGACGTGTCCCGGTTCCCGGGCTTCCAGATAGTCTATGTCCAATTTCTCGATTGACAGGCCGAACGCCTTTGGAATGGATGCGACCGGAAGGGGTATCACCTTGAGGGAATCCAGGAACTCCACTGCAGCTACGGGGGTGAAGTAAAGCTTTATGCTGTAGAACTGACCCATGTCGCTTATAAGGGTCGTGAACGTCTTGTGTCTGGCATCGTCCTTTCCTGCAACCCACGTCCACCCGTTGGACAGAAGGTGGTGCAGCACGAACTTCCCGTCAAACTTGAGGTTATGGAAATACACCCTCGAACCCTCCACCGCCCTGCACCACGAAACGAACGATTCGATGTCGTTTCCGAAACTCACGTTCTCGGCGTCTCCGACCTCGCTTGCAGCCCATGCCCATACCCGGCAGTCATCCGGGTCAGCCGTGGTTTCGAAGTCAGCCGCATACGTCGGCACATTGCAAACCTCGCTTCCATCCCATAATCCACCGTCCCAAGTCAAGGCCCATATGTCTTTGTACTCCATCACACGGCCCTAACGTTCGTCCAGTAACCCAGTATTTTCTTCATCTTTGTTTCCCTTTCCTGCGGCCCGTAGATGTACGAGATGCTCGGGGAATCCTCGATTGCCTTGACGGGGGCCTCCCAATCGTCCTTAGCCATCGTCAGTATGATTTCCTCGATATGTTCGATATCGGCATCATGCTCGGGAAAGCCTCCGAAAACGCTCCACAGGGCTTTCATGTAATTGGTGTAGTAACGTCTAACCTGTTCCTCGTTGCTCATGTTGAGTTGACGCGATTGCGTCTCTATGAAACGCCTTATCGCCCCGGCTCCCAACGTTGACACCGGGCGTGTGTCCCTGGAAAGGGCAGCCTGCTTCAGATTTCCGGCACCCGCCGTTGGCTGAACAACTCCCTCTGCCTTGGCCCCCATGCTCTTTTTCCTCTCCCGCACGCTTTTCAGCACGGCGTATTCGTGCCTCTCGTAACGGGTGACGATGGAGCCGTCCTGCTGCTGCACCGGCTCCAAGGCCTTGGGCCTCGTCACCCTTGTCAACCTGTTCACAGTGTTCTTCAACGCACGTGCGGTGGTGATGGACGACTTCAGTTCCTTGTACGAGACTTCCTGTGGAAGGTAGATGTGCGCAAGAGGGTCGGCTTTCGCAGCCCTGCGAAGGGCGTTGTTGTACTTTCGGACTGCAGAGTTCAGCTTCCTTAATTGATTGTCATTCCACGAAATTCTATATTCTCTGCGCATTCGTACGCAACCCCCGTCGATTCGTTGATTATCAGGAACCCTCGCGTCTCGATCTTCCTGTACAGGCTAAAGTCGGCAAGCAGTTCCATGTCCATATCGAATTTGAAACGCCTCTTCATGGAATCGTTCAGCCACTCCCTGTTAGCTTCCAACCCTTTTCTGAACTTGACAAGATGCGCAGGACTTGAAAAGAAGAACTTGTAAAATCCCACGAAACAGAAATACGGGGATTCCTTGAGGTCATAGCATATACCGTTCTTGGTGAGCGTCATTCCGCACCTCCTTTCAATATGGAAAAGCCCTGTGCTTGGAAACGACGGGAACCATGCAGGAGTTCAGGTAGTAGACCAGGCCGCCCGCACGCACGTTCCCATAAGCTTCCAGCAAGGGAAGAACCTCGTCAATGTCGTCTCGCCTTACCGGATATTTCGTGTCCTTGGTGAACATGTACTCGAACGTTCCCGTCTCGGGATGCGCGACGAAAACGCTGACCCCCTGCGGAACCGTCCCTTCCCAAAGGGACACGTTGACGTTCAGAACACGGCACATGGAACGGTAAAGGAACTCGCTCAGCAAGTCCTTGTCTGCCATCGACAGCATGTTACATGGCATTTTACTTCGCTCCTCTCCTAAGAAAGCCCCTTCGTAGGGAGGGGCTTTCATGAGCGGCTACATCTGAAGGGTGTACATAGACCCTTTTCCTACAGATTTCTGCTTGACCGTCACCGTGAGGGGTGGTTCCCATGTGGGGGCACCGTATATCGCGACAAGCTTACGGATTGCCGAGTACATGCCCACCGAAACGCATTCGTAGGCCAAACCGTCGGCATCGATCAGCACGATTCGCGGAACCTTAGTGATCTCTCCGGTTTCTTCGTTTGCGATCTCGATGATTTCCGCATAGACGTCCTTGACCCCGATCTGCTTGTTAACGAAGTCCTTCACCTTGTGGTCAGGATTGTTCGCGGCGTTGAAGACGATTGCCTTCGTTTCCGGATCAACCGCGTCAATCGAACAAACGGCCTGCAGTGCCTCACCTCCCATTAGCTCGGAAACGTCGTATTCCCTAATGCCGGTTTCGACAATTTCACTCTCGACATTTGAAAGAACAATCTCCTGAGATTCAACGGCTTTATCGTTCATTCTAGATCTCCTTTTCCTCGATCACAATGCTTTCGTCCAAGAACTTGTCAAGGGGCATGGCGTACTTCATGGTCTTTACCGGCTTCCAGACCACCGTGCATCCTCGGGGGACGGCAGTTCCCGTGGCCTCCATCAGGGCCGCACGGGCCTCCCCCTTGTTCATTGTGGTGGATTGGGTGGTGCATTCCGCAACGACGTTCAAGCCCACCTCCCCGTCGGATTCGCACACCGAATACGCAGTGACCTCGTATTCGGTCATGGTGCGGGTAACGTTCTGCATTTTCATTGATCCTTTCTATTGGGTACGTCCTACGGTTAACACTTTAACATAAATGAGAATATGGATGTTCGGAAAGTGAAACTTTTCATAAAATCTTCACAAGATATCCAACAAGTAACACAACGCGAACGAACGGATGAACATGGCCATGAAGATCACATAGCCAATAAGTATTATCCTTAAATCGCACACAAGACTATGACAACTGCACCCATCAACATTCCCATGAACCTTATCAAAGCTTTGAGAGGTTTAGGCATGTAAAGCCATGCCTCCTCAATAGTCAGTTCATATGCTTTCACAGCAAACACCTTCTACACATAAAAGACATTTATATCGACATCAGGATAAACCTCATGGCAATAATCACGCCAATGAAAATCCGCAGTGCCGTCATTCTGGTCAAAATCCCTTACACCGGGCCATCGTGCATACCGTTCATCCACTGCCTCGCGTTTTATTATTTTAGTTATAAGCGCTGCATCTTCGGAGTTTCTGAGGGGCACGATTACCATGCCCATAACGCAATTTCCGTGTTCCACGTTTGCATACCTAGTTCCAGCGCCACCTTTGGCAGCAAGGAAATACTCCCCCGGTTCTCTTAAGATAAACGCCTTCCTGAACGGACCAAATATCCCACGGAAGAAAAGTATTCGTCCTCAGTGATCGACTTTGCCGTTTCCGTATTGTAACGACGTCCGAAAATTCGCTTTTCCATGATCAATTCCTTTCGCTAATTGTCCAAAACCTCACTAACAAACTCGCCGTAATCGCTTACAAAAAATGCGAGGTTGTTGCGTTCCTCTTTACCAAGTAACGACTCGATGGGTGAGTGCGCACAGACGCGAACATTCGACGTTTCCAAATAGCACGCAACCTTCGCAGTTGACATTTTCAACGGGTACCCCCTCTACGATGCCTTTCGCAAATGCGTATTCCTTCTCAACATCATCAACGCCAAGATCCGCTATCTTGCGCATTTCGCGCGCGTTGCAGTCCCAAACGAAACTACAATAATCTTGGACGAACGCGTGAACGTGCTTCCACGTGGTGACGCTGTAATCATAGCGAGGGAGCAGATAAACGCGCATCTTGCAATACACAGCGACGCGGCTAGAATAACTGTGAAGAACAAGCGCGTTTTCAAGGTTCAGAACCTCGCCGTTTGCAAGCTCAATGGTGATGTTCTTTTCCTCGGTGACGTGTGCGCTCATGTTGCGGAGTTTCATTGTTTGCCCTTTCATCATCGATAGCATTACCTTGTATTAAGTATATTACTATAAATTTCTAAATTCTAAAGATAATCAACCCCAAATGCTGCTTCAAATGCATCAATCATAGTTGACCATCTAGCAATAATTCTTTGATACTCAGGATCATCAACGCTCCCATCACAACATTCAAGGTAAATTTTAGAGAAATGCCATTCCCGTCTTATTTTATCCTCAAGTTTTGCCATGCAATAGGCAACATCAATATTATCAATCATTGTAGCACCGCCCCTTCATCGTCGTTAACCTTAC